TTCCTAAATGAATCATCATTAAACCCTAAAATAGTTCTTACAATTTCACCACTTGTTTTGCCTAATTGCAGACCTTCTTTGATTTTATCAAAATATTTATAATACCTTGAATTTCTCATTTGCTAATTTTGTATAAAAATAGTATAAATTATCTATTTATCCATTAATTGCAAAAAAGAATCACCCAAAGGTTTGTCAATTTCTTTTATCGCTCTGTAAATTTTCCGGCTGTTTATTTTACCATTTTCTTTTTCTGCTTTTGTTGAATCAACGCCTTGATGGGCATAAATTCTTGCGTCTATTCTAAGCAATTCATCAATTTTCTTTTTATCATCCCACGTTTTAAAGTTTAGGATTTTTTCAATATCGTTAATTGTATACATAATTTATTTATTTTATTTTATACTTATTTTTTATAGCCCACAATATCCACTATCGCATTCGTTAAAATCATCATCAAATAATTCTAATTGTGTTTTAAAATTTTTTATTTGCTCATACTTAATATCACTTTTGAAAGTTCCTTTCGATCTTTTTTCTATATCAACAAACCAATCAAATTGTTTTGGTGATTTGTTACTCATATGTTTCAATAATATTGGGTTTCTATGAAAACAGCCAACGCAATTATTCATATAAGCAAATCTAACAGGTTTATCTTTCCAATATTCTTCAATAGTATCTTTAAATATAGCATTTTCAATTAATGGAAAAGTGGCTTTTCTATATGGCAATGTTTTCCATTTATTTCTTCCATTTTTGCTTTGACCAACTTTAAATTTAAAATGCTCTACCCCTTGTTCATCTGCTCTTTCAATCATATTTTTTGCCCTTCTCATTTCATTTGCTCTAAAACCGATTCTCATTTCGCAAACAGTAGCGCCTATGTCATAAAGCCATTGAGCAATTGGTTCTACTTTCATTTTAACGGTACAAATTCTTTTAACTTTATTTGGTAAATAACCTCCCGAATTTTGTATAACTTCTTCAAATGTAAAAGGCGAAAGCCAATTAATTCGAATTCCCATCATTTGCTCTAAATCGAGCATAGTATAAATTATATCATCCATTTCTAAAGTCCCGACAAAATCTTGACCTATTTTGTCACTTACTATTTGCCTAATTTTTTTGTCAGGAAACATCACTTTTTTGTCGTTGGTTCTAACTAATGAGAATACATTTATATTTGCGGGATATTTTATTGCTATATAACTTGATGTTTTACCACCACTTAAACTATTTACTGTTATCATACTTTTGTTTTAAATATTCATTCCATTGTTGTTGCTTTCTTCCGTTTATGAATAACCAACCTAAATTAATTTCAAACCACTTTTTCATCTTATATTTATAATTTACTTAACCATTGGTTATAAATCTCTGTTGCTATTTGCGCAGTCATTACAGGTGGTACACTCATTCCGATTAAGTACTCATTTTTCAATCCTTTAAAATCATAGTCTAAAGGATAAGATCCACATAATTTTAACTCTTTATTATTTCTATATCTTGGTTCATCAAATAACACACAAATATCGCCTCCCGTTATAGTATTAGAAACCTTATTTGAATATAAAAATTTCCAACCAAAATTAGAGTTAGGTTTATTGTATAATCTCCCCTTTATATTAGAAAAGTCAATATCTCCATTTTTTCTATTATTCCATAAATGGAATTCTCTTTCACTTAACCCTCTTTCTATTTCTTTTTTACTTTGTTTTACTTGTTTAAAAGGTATTTCAGGCTCATTAAAATTCAATTCAAGTTTAGGATTAGCCGTAAACATATCTTGTTGGTATAAAAATGGTTCTGCAAGATCTTTACGTAAACAAATAAAAAAAACCCTTTCTCTGCGTTGTGGCACTCCCATTTTTGAAGCATTTAAAAGCCAATGTTGGCAGTAATAACCCGCATTGTCAAACTCTCTATAAATTTGTCTTACATAATCTTTTGCATTACCTAAAAGCAAACCTTTTACATTTTCAGCAACTACTACTTTTGGCTGTAATTCTTTTGCTAAATCTATAAAGTCAAAAAACAAAGTATCTAAAGTTTGTTTAGCTTGTCCTTCTCTAAACTTTTTTTCTTTTCCCCAATCTTTTTCTCTGTTACCTGCCATACTAAAAGATGAGCAAGGGGGTGATCCATCTAAAATATCAAGGTTATAAAGTTCTTTTGGTAAGTCTTTACGTAATTTAAAAGTTTGTATTGGCTCTAAATAAGCATATTTAGGTTTATGGTTAGATTTGTATGCTTCAATCATTTTAGGATCAATTTCATTACATCCTAATACATCAAAACCTGCTAATTTATAACCCATAGTTGAACCTCCACCACAAGCAAAGCAACTAAATACTTTACCTTTATCTTTTGTAAATACAGCATCTTTTAATGTCCATTCATACGGAAATCTATGTTCTTTAATCATCTTTGTTTTGGTTTAATTTATATTCTTTCATTAACTCATCATAACCAACCCCATTTAACCATTTTTCACAATAATAAGGAATCATTAATAGCCAAAATTCATAATGTATATCTTTACTCATCTTTGTTTTGGTATTGGTTTCAAGGTTTTCAGTAAGTCAATTATGTCAAATAATATGTCATACCCTTCTGAGTTCTCTATTATTTTACTGATCTTGCTTTTGATGTGTAGTATCAGTTCTTCCTGTCCTTTGGTGTAATCGTCACTCATCTTTTGTTTTTGTTCAATTTATAATACATACTTCAACCCAACCTTTTTCAGAATATTCTACCTCTACGTCTATACCTTGATTTTTTAATTTTTGTTCAAGTTTACACGCTGCGTTCCAAAGTCCTTCTTCAGGTATTTCATCATGTTCATCATCATAACAAACATCTCCTCTACATTCATAGAATTCATTTTCTTCATTATACTCAAAAGTATATCCATTTATTGTTTCTTTTTTATTCATCTTTGCTTTGGTTTAATATTTTAAAAAAGCCCACCAATCTCTCGTGCTTACTCATACTCCATAAAAGATAAAATATGTATAATTATCGGTAAAGTCCAACCATCGCCAAGTAAAGAAGCTGTCTTTTGCAAATTTAATATATCACAATAATTATCCGGAAAACCTTGCAATCTACATAATTCAACTTTATTCGCTAATCTCATAAATCCATTTTCATAGATTATAGTAACCCCGAACTTTTCACGTTTTAAAATATAATCTTGTGCTTTTTTACTTTTTTTATCTTTATGCCCAAATGCGTAATACATTCGGTGCATTAATGCTTTATGTTTATTTTCTTTAACAATTCCACTTGTAATAACATCTTTTAATAAAACTCCTTTATCTTTTGGTTGCGGTATATCAACAACAATGTCAAATATAGTTTTTTTTGTTTTTATATTAGTCCAATAATATCTATCTCTTTGTTGTGCAGTAACTAATTTACTGTTAATTCTAACAGGATAAACACCTAACATTCTACTCATAACACCTATATCAAATTTAGATGCACTACCTACGTTTTCTTGCAGAAAAATAACTTTAGGATTTAATTTTTTTACGTGATTCAATATCTCAACAAAAACAAAGAAAAGACTACTCTTACTGCCACTTAACCCTTCTCCTGAACCCATTGAAGATAAATCTTGACAAGGAGAGCCACTACCTACGAAATCAATAGTTTTCCAATCTATATCCCATTCTTTCCAATTATTAATATCTCCAACTTGTATAACATCAGGAAAATGGTGTTGTTGTAATTCTATTGCGTAAGGTTTTATTTCGCTTGAATAGTATTTATCAACCTTAATATTCATATCACAAAACGCTTGTCTTAACGTTCCCATTCCATTAAATAAACTTATTACATTCATATCTTTGTGTATTTTTGTTCGTGCCTCACAACGTCAGCATAGCCAAACCGTTAGTCACTAGTCCCATAAGCCGTATAATTAGGCTTCAATATTTTTACATCATCACAAACGCCTAACTTCGGATTGTTATTGTCAGGATGAATTAAGAAATCAATTGATCTTGTATAGCGTTTGTTCATAGTATCGTGAACAACCCATTTTCCGTTGATTTGTGGACACGTTTTTGAATATACAGTTATTGTGTCACCAAATTCAAATAAACCCCTAAAACCTTGTTTATGTATTTTCTGCCGGTATTCATCCCATATTAAATCCCTTGACAATGCACACCACCTGATTTCCTTGTTTTTTAATTTGATCGGATCAATTACTGAGCCATCTGCTGTTGTGAATGGATCATTATCACATTGACTGACATTGCAATAATATGTTGTTGCTCTGTCAAGTTGAATGAATGGCGATTGTTTAATTTTTACTGTGCTATGGTTTACAACCATAGTCATCAGCATTACAATAATTGTTTTCATAATCTTGTTTTTAGTTAATCGTTATTAAAAACACATTTATTTTAGATACAATACAGAAACTTCATATTTTACTTGTTCCCAATATTTATAAAAATCGCTTTCAGCTTCATAAACCAAAGGATTTCGTGTGTCGCTTAGTATTTCATTAATACAAATCAATGCACAATGTTGTTGAATTTCTTTATAATTTTCAACATCAGGAACATAGTCTATAAATGATCCTACTAATTCATTTGCTTTTTCTTTCGGTGTCATAATCTTGTTTTAATGTTATCTGATAACAAATATATATAAAACATATTAATAAACAGCAAAAAAATATTTTTTTTTAATTTTTTTAAAAATTAATCTCTTTTGATGGTTCATTTATCCAATCAAAATCTTCATTTGGGCTTAATGATTTAATTTCTCTTTGATCAAAAACTTTACCTGTTAATGTCATATCGAAAGTTGGTATTGGCTGCCCTTTTGCATAAAATCTACCGGTTGGAAGGTCATATAAAAAATCTATGTTGCCACCGATTTCACCTTGAAATTGGAATTTAGTTTTTAGGTTTACAAATCTTGTAAATGGTTCTTGGTTTTCTGATTCAAAAAATCTGTGGATTGCATAACCATTATGCGTTTGATTTCTAAAATCTGCTGAACCGCTTACATCATATAAATTTGGTATTCTTGTATTTCCTTTTTCATCCTTTTGCATTTTGGTTGGATGCGCCACTAAACAAACACTAACATTGTTCTGCTGTGCAAAAGCTGTTAAACGTGTTAAAACCTCATCAATACTATCTTTTTTGTTTCCGCTTGGAAGCAGAACTTTATTGAACGCATCAATTATAAAAATATCAATACCAAATGCAAACATTTGTTCTTTGAACTTTTCAAAAATCCAATCCCACGTTGGTGCATCATTTTTATCAGGTGATGTAATATAAATCTTTTCCTTTGACCAATTTATATACCTTTCAATGTCGTTTGGCGTTATTCTTGCTCTGCCATCCATCTCCTTCCAAAATGGTTTACCAACAGCTTTTTGAATTAAAGTTGTTTGATGCAATGGCATTGGTGAATGTTCCGGAGAAAACATTGAAAGTTTTGAATCATAATCATTAATCAAGTTTAAAGAAAGCCATTCAGCAAATGAAGATTTACCGTGTGATGGTATTCCTGTGACAACGGTTAATTGACCACGCATCATTGAAAATATCTCCTTAAAATTGCCAAAACAACTGTTTTTTGGATAAATTGTTTCCGGCAAACCGTTATTATACAAATCAAATATACCATCTTTTAAATCAAGCGATGTGAACGTACCGCTTACAGGGAATTTTTTTCTATTTGATAAATCAAAATCAATCTTTTTGGCAATTAGTGAACCATTGGCATCTTTTTCTGACCAATTGATATAATCACAACGCCATCTTCCCAAACGCTGTGCAATCTTTTCTTTTAATGCTTTACCTTTTTCATCATTATCAACCGCAATTATAAATTTTTGAATATCCTTTAAATACTTTTCTGAATTCTTCCAATATTCGTCATTATCATTTGCGCCATTTGGAACGCTTATTACGTTTTTGATCCCGTGTGAACGCAAAGCTAAAACATCAAATTCACCTTCCACAATATAAACTTCATCCTGACCAATAACGCAATTGATGTTATAGAATATCGGTTTACCACCTTGCGTTTGCGTAAATGATTTATCAGCTGATCGGTATTTCTTGTTGACTAATTTTTCACCCTCAAAATAATTAAAAACAATGTTGTTAACTTCTTTCTTGTGTTTTGGTTGGTAAAATAGTTCTTCCGTAACCCCTAAATCTATCAATGCGCTTTGGCTTATCTTTCGGCTTTCTTCAACCCATTTAATTAATTTATCTGAAAGATGTGTGTAATTTTTCCAACTTTGTGATGGAGTATTGTATTGTTTTTGTGAATAGTCTGTTTCGCCTGAATCACTAAATGTTAACGCTTCACAGTAAAAACATTTACCAACTCCATCATTGTGATAAATTACTAGTGATTTATCTCTTTTATCTGTTCTAATTTCATCACAATTTGGGCATCTTAATTTTTCCGGTCCTGATGTTTTTTTAAATTCTAATTTCTCCCAATCAATAAATTTGTTCATAGCACATCTTTTAAATAGTTATTTCTCTTTGATCCATCATCAGTTAAAACCGATTTATTTTTTTCCCAATATAGCAAATTTGAAGTAATTTTTACCTTCCAATTTTTTATTGGTCTTTCATTTAAATCTTTCCAACCATTCTCCAACCAACTTTCAAATTTTTGTTGAACCTTTTTTTCGTCTAAAATAATATTTTTTCTTTGTGCTTTTTCTTTTGCGTGAGATAGGAATAAATCAAAGGTTGGAACGCCCTTATTATTTTTTTTATTTACATTACCATTATCATTTACATTTACATTATCATTTACGGCTTCGGTTTGCTTAGCATTTGCTTCCTTTTGCTTAGCATTTGCTTGACCACCTTTTTTACCCGCAATTTTTCTTTTATTTCTAATAACTTCCCATTTATCTAAATCGCATTTTAACATTGGTTTCATATGTCCAAAAGCCATTTTAACTAATAGATTGTCTGTTTGTGGGTTTTCGTCATTAACATAGCTTAAAATATGTTTTAACAATGCACCGGCATCTTCATCAGGCATTTCACGAACCATATTAATCCAATCTGAATAAAAAATAAATGTTTTTTTTCCCTGTGCCATAGCTTTAGTTTTTTTGGTTTATAATTTCAAGAATATTTTCATAAGATGTTCTAAAAACCTGATCAGTTTGAATTAAATTTTCAGCACTTCTACAATAATGAATAATTGAAGCGTGATCTAAATTACCCAACATTCCACCTATTGCAGAAAATGTGTAATTTTTATCTCTTAAAATTTTTGCAACCAATTTTCTTGCATCAACAATAGTCATTTTTCTTGTTCTTTCGAGCAATTCTAACTTAGTTATTTTGCAATAAAAACAAACTGTATTAATTACATTTTCTTCAAAGTTTTTAGGCAATGTTTTGGGCTGCATTTCTAATTCAATGAACCTTAATGCTGTTTCGTAATCTTTGTTTAATATGCTTTCAGTGACTACTTTAATCAAATATTCCTCTGTCATTTTGTTTTAGTTTTTTTATTTTCTCTTTATAGGTTTTTTTTAACTCAATCAATTCAGGAATTGAATAGTGCCTTTCTTTTAATCGGTTTTCATTTAGCTTTTTAAAATTACATAAACCAATTCTTTGTGGCAAATTTAACGCATATTCATTTAAATTGCCGTGTTTATGTTGGTTGCAATGAACGCATTGCTTGTGAACATTATCTTCATCAAATCTTAGGTTCTTGTAACTTCCAACAGGATAAAAATGCCCGGCATCACATTTTCCATGTACTTGCCTTCCACAACTTATACAATTTTGGTCTTGATCTCGCAACCTGATAAACTCATTGAACACTTGTTGCAATTCCTTTTCATAATCTTTTTTTGTTTTTAACTTCTCCTTTGTTTCTTTTTTTCTTTTCCGCCAATCTTTTTTACTCTGCTTTTCACGTTGTTTTTTTGATTGTAAAATGCCACATTTTGGAGAACAAACGCTTTGCAATGGTCTGATTTTTTGGAATATCACACCACATTCTTTGCATTTTCGTTTGTTTAATGTCAAAACTTTTTATCTAATTTTTTTTATCAAAAAAATCTCTTATCATAAAGATTATTTGCTTGTTAACACTTCTTTCACTTTGCTTTGCAACCCTTTGAACATTTTTAAACAATTCATCCGGCATTTCTACTAATTTTCTTTTAATTGTTTTCATTTTTTCTGTTTTTATTTTCTACAAATATATAAAAATTATATTTAAAAGGAGTTCACTAATTAGTGAACCCCTTTTTTTGTTTATTTAAAATGGCAAATCATTTTCAACTGCTTCTTCCAAAATAGATTTTTCAGTTTTGTTTTCACCTGTTCCTAATTTTTCAATTCTCCAAGGTGTTAAACTTGAAAAGAACCTACCATTGTATTCATTTGTTCTAACATTCCATTCAACACGAACATTATCCCCAACCTTATTGTATTTAATAAAATTATCAATGTGTTGAACGTTGTCAGCACCTTTATACATTTCAAACGAATAAAAATTATTATATTGTTCATTCGTTTCAACTTGATAACTGACAGCTTTTGCTCCGTTGTCAAATTCTTTTACTTCACCTATTGAGGCGATTTTTCCTTCCGTTGTGTAACTCATATTATTTGTTTTTGTTTATGATTTTATTTTTATATTTTATTGCATATTCATTGCATAATTCAATCCGTTCAATTATTTGGTTTTCTAATTCCAAATCCCTTTCAAACATTTTTATTGTCACCCTATAATCGGGATCAATATGGCTGACTTTGTGAATATTTAGATTTTGTTCGTAACCTAATAATTCATCAGGTGTATCAACAAGACAATAGGCAAGTTCAGAAAATTGCATTTTATAGAGCATCATATAACCACGCAATTGCCATTCGTAATCACTTGCATCAATATCATCTTCTGTTGTCGGAAATGTTTCTGCTGACCACGAAGATTTAATGTCAATTATTTTTTTACCCGTATTTATATCACATTCACCGGTTATCCAAGCATTTTTTAAACGCTCGGTGTTTTTTTTGTAATCAGTAAAAAATACTTCATTATAAAGTTTAATTGAATCATCCTCAACTTGTATTCCTTTCTTTACATATTTATTGTCAATAAAAGTTTTATAACCAAACAATTCTTGTTTCACTAAATTTTTAATTTCAGATTTACAAGTTTTTGA